GGACGGGGAGGTCGCCGACAGGGCCATCGCTACCGATATAACGGCAACGATGATTTGAAAAATGTAGTAATACTCCCCTGCAGGACTCTGCAGCACGACGTATTCATCGCACCCGCCAGCCAGGAGCGCCGGCACGTTGGCAGTAATTTCCGTTTCTGCGGATGGCTCACCGGCAAAGACCTGCACACCAACCTGCGGCTGTTCGCCGTAGTGGTCTAACAACCATTCGCAGATGGACGATGCTTCGAACGTCTCGACATCCGGGCGCAGCGGGTGCGCATACAGGCGAATGCGGATCACGGGCGGCCCCAAAACTCGATCAGCTTGAATTCATCTTGCAGCGATGCAAGGTCTTGATACAGCGTGATGCCGTCCAGCGCGTGCAGCACGCTGCCTTGATAGAACACGCCGCAGTGATGCAGGCCCAGGCGTGCGGTCTTGCCAAGCAGCACCAGACAAAAGTCGACGGGCTGCCCGATCGGCGTGAAGCCGTCGCGGCCCTTGTGCAGCGCCACACGGAACATGTCCGCAATTGCTCGGATGCTGCGATTGATCGTGCGGTACTGCGTAGCCTGTACGCCGCATTCGTTGCGCAGAACATCGGTCACGAGCGCCCAGCAGGGCGGGTGTCCGTACTGCTTTGCGAGATAACTGTTCACGTCCATACGTCGCCTCTACAGGAATCCGCGCAACATCGGAATGTCGCGCGGGTTATAGGTTTCGCCCGTGCGCGTGACGTTCAGGCGAGGCGATGCGGCCGATATGTTGGCGGCCCCAATGATGTAGCTGATCGCTTCCATCTGAAGTCGCGCAATAGCCTGCGGATGCGACAGGTCGTTGCTCAAGTATTCGCGATAAGTGATCTGCACTTTTTCGCGTGTATCGATGGGGACGGCGTCCATTTCCCGGCGAAATTGGTCTTGGATGTCGACCAGCCCCAGCTTGATTGTGAATTGTTGATCTAGGTGGACGGGGCTTCCGGCCAGCGTAATTTCGATGTTTGCCGGCAGCACGTTGAGCACGAGCCCTGCCTCGGTGGTAATGGTGCCCGTATACGGCTCGCGCCAAAGCGTCCAAGTCTGCGTCATCGCCGAGTGACTGATTTGTAGCGTCTGAATTGAATGGATCGTTTGCGGAGCCGATGCAAAAAATCGCTTCATTGCGGCTTCTAGATCAAGGGCCATAGCGTCAGAAATCCAGCACCAGCGAATCAACGAGCGCAAAGCGTGCAATGCGCGCCAGCAGCGGGTCGAGGCTTTCGTCGGCAAGGTTGTAAAGATCGACTAGCGCTTGGGCATCTTCCACGCTGTAGCCGTAGGCCTGGCTTTCCGTTTCGATCGAAAAGGAAATGATCCATCGATCACTTGCCCGCGTCGCCTGATACGTGCCGGGCAGCATGTTGACATCGTGCGGCTGCGGCCCAAATCCGCTATCAATACGCATCGAAAACGTCAACGCCCCTTTGTCGATCAGTCGATGAAACCACAGTGACCAGATCATGAATTGCGACTGGTCTAGCAGGATCGTTACCGAATACTGCTGCCGTCCGCGGGCCCACTCCAGCGCGTAGCGCGCGGCGCCGCCTGCTACATCGGTGCGCATTACGCCATCGGGCGGCCCTTGCGAGTAGCTGGCCAGCAGCGGCACGAATCCGTTCGGCATCACGGGCGTAGTCATGTCAGCGCTTCCGAGTGACGTTCAGATTGCGCACTGTCGCACGACTGACGCGGCTATTCGGGTCGTGGAACTGGGCCGCGACATTTTCGGTGGCTTCTTCGATGATGAGCGCGCGCTCGGTGGGAGAAATGCGCTGTTCGGTGGCTCGATCGATACGGCCTGACGTATGGTTGACGATGGTCAGCTTCAGCGGTTCGCCGCTTGCGCCATTGCCAAGCGCCGGGTTGTACCTCGCAGGAACCACGGCCTCGCCACGGTGCAACGAAGCGCGGTAGCCGTCATAGGGCACATAGTTCATTCCATCCGCGGCCGGTGCGCCACCGAATGCGGCTGCGAGGCCGGCATTGGAATAGTCGCCCGCGCCCGCGTTACCCAATCCACCGCCGCCGAACAGAGACGAGAACAGGCCGCCCAGTCCACCCCCGCCGCTATCGCTGGCCCCGAAAAGCTTTGTCGCCGCCGCTTTTGCGGCCATGCGCGCGAACTCCTCGATAACTGCTTTTCCGAAGTCGCGGAATGCTTGCGCCGCCGATTTCGTGCCGTCGATGAATCCGACAAACGCATCTGAAAACGAGTCGACGAAAACGCTGTTCAGGCGATCGGCGAGCGGGTCGAGTTCGGCCGTGGCCTTCTTCACGGCCAGCGCCAGTTCATCCGCGCGCTTGCGCGCTTCGTCGGTGTTGAGGCTGTCGGCGAGCTGGCGCGCCGCTGCCGCTTGCTCGCGTAGTTGAATGATTGCAGCGGCTCGTACATCGCGCACTTCGGCCAGAACTTCAAGCTCCGTCTTGCCGGACAGCTTCGCGTCGTACCCGATAGCGTCTTCGGCCATCTGCGTATGGTCTAGCAACTTGTTGTATTGCCGCTGTTGCTCGGCAAGTGCGGCGACGCCTTCGAGCTGCGCGCGGTATTGCTCAATCAGGGCGGGGTCGCCGCCCTTCTGGGTTACCAGTTTCGCGGCATCGCGAACTTGCTGCGCAATACGGATCGTCGCAGCGCCCGCGTTATTGCCGCTGAGTTCATCCATCGCCGCAATGAGGTCGTTATAGCGGTCGGTTGTCTGCTCTAGCGCCGCCTGGCGCTGTTGTTCCGCGAGGACTTCCGTCTGTGCGGCCTTCGCGATGGCTTCGGCGCGCTTGCCCTGCGCTTCCGCGATTTTGTTCGTGGTGTCGATGCGCTCTGGTTCGGAGGTGGTCTTCGTCTGAAACGCCTTGAGGGCAGCGATTTCCTTGTCGTATTGAGCGACTTGGGCGGTAAGCGCTTGTTCACGCAAATACTGCTGATCCTGGAAGTACGCCGCAAGACTCATCTTGCCAGCGGCATAGGCGCCCTCGACATAGCGATTCGCATAGTCGAATCGGTCGCGCTGGGCCTGGGCGAAGGCGTCAATTGCCTTAAGCTGGCCGTCGAGCTGCTTTTTGAGCGTCGCCGCTGCGTCATCGCCAGGAAGGCCGGGCGCGTGACCCTTGGGCTGCAACGGCCCGACAAAACCATGAGCAGCGGTCGCGGGGCCTGCGGTCGCGCTGGTCTTGTTCACCTTCGCTTCGAAGTCATCAAGCGCCTTGCGCGCTTCGATGGCCTGCGCGCGGTATTCGGTGAAGATGGTTTTTACGCCTGCGAAATTGCCGTGCAAAAGCGCGGACTTCGCGGCTTCCATGGCGCCGAACGCTTCGCCGATCTGCGAGACAACAAACGCGACGTTCGCCCCGGCGGTTGCAATCTCTTTAAAGACAAAACCAATCGCCGTAGCGATGGCGGTCATGATCGTGCCGCCCTCGCTGACTTTCAGGAACGCATCGGCCAGCGCTTGCAGCGTAGGCAGCAGCGCCGCCGCCAGGTGATTTCCAAACGCCTTGCTTTGAACGTTCAGCTTGCCTAGCGTGTCGTTAAACGTGTCCGACGTTTCAGCAAGCTCCGAGGTCATGCCGCTGTACTGTTTGAAGTACGCGATGTTTTCCCGCAGCGCGGTGCCGCCATCGTCCAGCAGTGGAATCATGTCGGCGCCGGCCTTGCCAAAAATGCGCAGCGCCAGCGCCGCTTTTTCCGGGCCGTCTGCATAGCTGGCAAATTTGTCCGCGATCTCGGCCAGCGCAACATCGGCCGACTTGGTATTGCCGGCCGCGTCCTTCACGCTGATGCCCATTGCGCGAAACGCTTCCGCGGCTTTCACGTTGCCGGACGCAGCTTCCGCGAGCGATTTGTTCAGCTTTCCGGCTCCCGCCGCCGCCGTCTCAAGGTCGCCCCCGGCCTGCCCAGCGGCGAAGCCGATGCCGCCGATTGTTTCGACTGCGATTCCCGTCTTTTTACTCAGATCGTTCAGGTGATCGGCGGCATCGATCGCGCCAAACGTCATGTCATGCAACGTGTTCACGAGCTGCTTTGAAAGCTCGGTGATCCCGTTGCCAATAGCGACACCCGCGGCAATGGCCTTCGCGTTCGTCGCCTCGGCTTCTTTCTGCAGCTTGCGCAGCGCCTTTTCCGCGCGACCGGTGTCCGTCAAAAACGCACCGGTCTTCATCAGCAGATCGATGACGATTGAGCCTGCGGCCATGCTATGCCCCTGCCTTGCGCTTGAATCCGAATGCCTTCAAGGTGTTCATGTCGGCCTCGTCCATTTCTGCATTTGCGGGATCAGGCTGTAACCAGTTCAATTGCGCTTGCATGTCGCCACCCACCATCGACTGCGAAATCAATGCGGCCGGGCGGTGGAAACGGTGAAAGTCATCGAACGGATACGCGCGGTAAAACTCGATCCACGCCAGGAATTCGATTTGCGACATGCTGGCCTGCAGCTCGGCAATCGTTCGCCCGCCGAGAGCAAGCGCAAGCACATGCCAAAACCAATCATCGCCCCTGGCGCTTACGCGTTTTTTTCTTTCGCCCCGAACCCGTTGACCGCCATCACTTCGGAGAACAGCGCCAGCATCGCGGCCGGCTTGAGCGTTTGCGCTTTTGCAAACGTCATCGCGGGTTTGCCGTCAGGCTCGCACAGGCTTGCCGCGATGAGCACGGCCATGCTTCCCGCATGGACGGCGTCATCTTCCGAAGCTTCGGCGCGATGAAACTTGCGAAAGTCCGCAGCCGGCAGCTCTTTAAAGTGCATCGTATGGACAGAGCCATCCGGCAGCGTCACGGGGCGGGCGTGCACCGTGTCACTGATGAACAGCGATGCGTCGAGCGTACTCATGCCGGGGTGTACCACGTCGGGGTCACCGGGCCCGAGCGCTGCAGCGTCAGCGTGCCGCGCACGATTTCATTCGTTGCAATGTCGATGTTGACATCCGAGATATACGCCTGAAAACCGAACGAGGTGCGATCAGTCGGCGGGACGATCATGTCATCGCTGTCGATTTCGGTGGGATCGGTCGTACTTTCGCTGAGTGCCGCGAGCCAGGACAACACGTCGCCAGTCTCTTTCAAACGGAACAAATCCTGATGCGACGTGTCACGCGGAATCAGATTGAATGGGACGCTAACTTGCCCCGGGCTTTTCAGGCCTGATGCAAAAGTCTTTTCGCCGACGGTATCGAGACACGTGCTTTCGATTTGATCGGCCGGGCCGCCCAGTCCGGTGATGCCCGTCGGGCATGCCAGCTTGCTAATGACAGCATCGGAACCGAGCGGGTTCACGAAAAAAAGTTCAGTGCCCTGGGTGCGAACGGTTCCGATGGTCATGGCTTCTACTCCGCAAAAAGAAAGGGCCCCATCGGGGCCCATTGGCTAAATTGAAAGGCCCGCGCACGGCGGGCCTAGAGGTGATGTATTTGCGCGCTAGCTGGCGTCCGGCCTGTCCAGCCACCAGTCGAATTGCATGCCGATCCGAAACAGCTTCGTCTCGGCTTCCCGGGTGTCTATAAACGTCGCAGTCATGTGCGCATAGGGCTCGACGGCATCGCGCACTGCCTCGGCAAGCGCTTCGATCCCCGAATCCGTCTGATGCCAGCAATCAATCTCAACGGAAATGCGATCGACGGGCGGTAGCTGGCTAAGGTTGTTCGCTGGCAGCGTCGACAGGACATTCCACGTGATGTAGGGCCGGCTCGTGTCCTGCGGTGCGCTGGCATGTCGATAGATGCGCGGCGGATTCGTGCCGACAATGCTTTTCACTGACTGCGAGGCCTTGAGCGTCGCGAACAGTGGTGGAAACATCAGGCGCCTCCGCCTTGCTTGAGAAGCCGTTTTGCGATTCGCTCGACGCCAGCCACCAGGGCCGTCTGCGCCACATGAATCGCCTCTTCGGCTTTCGTTTCAAATGCCGGCCGAATGAACGGTTCGGCGGGTTGTTCGCTTGACCCGTATTCCAGGAGTTGCGCTGTCTGCAGCGTCGTAACGGGCTTGCCCTTCGTCGTGCGCGGATATGTCTTGCGCCTGAATCGAACGATGTAGCGCTCCCCATTCCCGTCCGTGGGCGCCTTGCCACGCGTGGCGACAAGGTTTTGCAAAAGCAAGCCCGTGCTTTCCTTTTTTCCTGTCGCCGTAGCGTTTGAAATCACAGCTTGCAGATTGATTCGTTCTTGCGCCAGGATCACGAGAGCCGCTTTGCGCAATGCCGACTTGACGGGGCCGCCGCGCTTTGACACGACTTCGGGCGGCATGCTTTGCAGCGTTTTCAGTACGTTGTCCATGCCGCGCACCTGCAGTTCAATTTTCATGACTTCACCCGTTGATACATCGGGCTTGCGCCGGCCTTGCCAATGCATCGCGCGCTCGGGCCCCACACGTCGCGGATGAGACTGAGCCACTGCGCTGCCGGGCGCCGGCTGATATGCAGCTCGCGGCCGTCACGCACATCGCTGCGCTCGCTCGCCGACACGGTCACGGTACGGCGCGCCACGCGCAGAATTTCGGCCAGGGCCGGGCGGATGTCTGCTTCCGTCAAGTGCTCCAGCACGTCCCAGCACGTGACGTGATCGAACTCGCCGTCTTGAAACGGCAAGCGGTGCGCTTCGGCGTAGACGACCCGGCGGTTAAGCAAGGCCGGCACAACCTCAGTGCCCATCACGGGCCGATGCCCCGCCGTCTCCGCAAAAGCCAGCGATTCGCCGCGCCCGCAGCCGACATCGAGCAGCGATCCGCGCGCGAGTGACGCAAGCAAAGTCTGCACGGATGCGCGGCGACGCGATCCCATGGCGTAGGCCGGCGACTGGTAGCACTTGGCGTAAACGGCGATTTCCGACTCGCGCGAAGTCGTGCTCATCATCGGTTCATACGTCATAGCGTCCTCGTCTCCGATCCACGATCTAAGCAGGCTTCCGTCCGCATCGGGCAGCTCGCCAAAATCGATGCGGTGCCCGCTGTCGATCCCTGCCCGTCCGGGAAGGCACTTCATACCCGTTACGTAGCAGCCATCGAAAAGCTTGCCGCTGCCAGGGCGCCAAATGACGTTATCGATCAGCTTGCAATTGAGCAGCAATGCATGCCGAAGTCGCGCAATCGCCCGCCCGCGTAGCCCCGTGGCGCACAGGCTTGCGCGATAGGAATGGACGAGTTCTCGGCCGCGCCGCGCGCGCAAGCTGTACTTTCGGCAAAGCCGCTGGCCAACCATGTCCGCACTTTTCAATTCATGATCGACGCGCTCTAACCAGCCCGGGGCGTAATGATCGTCGTCTTCGACAATGAGCAATGGCTCGGCGCTATTCACAAGCTCCATACCAATTCGCATATTGCGAGACTGCGTGTTGCAACCGGGCTTCCAAAACGGCGTCGGCCGGCAAACCGTAATCGTCCACCCGTCGCGCGGGGGCGGCACGTCCTGCGGCTGTGGCCCGTCGTCCACAATGATCCAATGCACCGGGCCGGTATACGTCTGACGCGACATCCAGCGCATGCACAGGCCCCAGGCTTCGGGCCGCGCACCCGTAGGCGTAA